CGGATTACGGCAGGAAGTTTTCCGGGAAGAGCCTGTACAGTGAGACGCCGCCCCGACCGCGGATGCGTCCGCAGGGCTTGCTTCCGCCCGAAACGTCACCGCGGCCAATGGCCCGCCCAGCAGGGCTTCTCGGCTGATGGCTGGATACGAGCAATATATCCCACCGGGCCTACGCGGCCCACTTAAAGACTTATTCGGCATGGCCCGCGTGACGGGAGAGGGCGGCGCCGGCCTCCTTCGCGCCATCCAGCAAGATCCGCTGGCAGTCAACCAGGCGATCGGCGAGAGCATGATCGGCGGCGCGCAGTCGCTGGTCAGCGACCCAGTCGGCACCGTGCGGGGCGCCGTGAGTGACGCAGCTGGCACCGTGCAGCGCGCCCTGACGAACACGGCGGTGGACTACCTGCCAGAAGGCGTAACGCTGGCCAACGCGACGCCGGATCAGATCAAGGCGGCAAACGACGCGCGCTACGCTGACCTTGCGTCAACCGCTGCGATGGCAGTTCCCGGCACTAAAGCGTTGAGGGCAGGCGCAAGAGCTGCCGGCGACGTTGACGTCTCCGGGCTTGCTGCCGACGCGACATACGCCGGCCGGTCAATTGCGCAGGGAGATCCACGCGGTCTCATTGAGGCGTTCCAGCGCGGAGGCGAAGGTGAGAGCCTGAGCGCTGCGAAAAGCACGCAGATTATGCGCGGATCTGATTATTTCGACGCACCTCGGGTCGGTGGCGGTCGCGCTAAAGACCCAGCGTTATTCACGCCGTTTTCGCAAAATGTTAAGCAGAAGACAGCCCCCTACAATTGGGAGGTCGAGACCAATCTTGTCGACGCCGGATACACGGCGCCAACGCTAATTAGCCCCTCCGATTTGCAGGGCACAGATATGTATTTCCTGGCGGGAGATCGCACGGCAGGCGGCCGAGAGGTGAGCCGCGTCGGGCAGCTGCAATTGCAACGCCCTGTGCGGCTAGAGGCAGGCGGAGAGTACATGGACACGCAAGATGTCTGGGCGTCTCATTCTGGCGTGATGAAGCCAAAGCAAAACGTATTTGCAGATCCGGTCAACGAGGGTCGCGATATTCGAGTAGGGTTTAGCCCAATGGGTGAGCGCTCTGGAGATTTTGCGAAACATCAGGGGCAACTATATTCAGAGATGCTTTACTCATCTCAGATGCCGAAGAAAACTGTTAGGCAGGTAAACGCCGAGCTGAAATCCGTTGTGGGTGACTTTAGGCAGAAAGCTCTTGCTAAGAAAAACAAGCAGCGCGAGAAGGAAGGATTAAAGCCACTCACTCGCGTGACATTGTCTGACATTCCAAGCGTGGACAGCCCCGACTTTAGGGATTGGTTCGACACTCAGTCCCCAGAGCAAGTTAGAAAGCCGTTTCTCCAGCGTATGGATAAATCCGACATGAAGCAGCTTCCAGGTCTGCCGGATGTCGGAGAGATGCGTTTCGCCGCCACAAACCCGGACCTAGTACAGTCTCCTAGCTTCAGTTCTGGCTACCGCTTCGCGACACCTGACATCAGTCGAGGTCTCTTGTCAGCAGACCACCCGTCATACGACACTAAAATATCCAAAATGCCTGGCACAGGATCTGAGACATTCGGTGCGGACGTGCCGTGGACTATATCTGCCCGCGACACTGCGCTGCCACGACTGGCAGCGGCAGCCCTAGAGAAGGGCACGTTTTACCCGGGCCAAAATATGCCATTTTCTGGCCGAGCATACACGCTCCCATCCGATCAGCGCGTCTTCACGATGAACCCGAAGACCAAGCAAGCGATGGACCAGCAATACGTCGACGAGGCGTCAACCTACCTTGACCGCCTCCAGAGGGGCGGTAAAGAAGACGCAACTCAATATGAGATGAACCTAATCGAAGCATATTTGAGGGGGCTTTAAAAGTTGCGCTCTTGCTTAATTATATCTTCGATGATCTCGACCACGTTTTTCGGCAGATCACCCTCGCGGTCTAGTAGCATAAACGCAAGTGAGTATATTCCGGCGCGAAGCGGATCTGTAAGGTCTAATTCACTGTCTGTATTACTGTCGGTCATAGTGCTATTCTCCCAATTAAACTCTGAACAGTTAACACAGTGTTAGGCAAAGCGCAAGAAGGGCCACAGCATGGACTATGAGATAAACGAAATGGCCTCCGAGCTCGAGGCTGAACTGAACCCGGACGTTATGGACGACCAGGAGCTGCAAGGCATTGTCGGCAA